TGATCTTGCCCGTAAAGCGGCTGACGCTTTTATGAAAGAAAAGGGAGCTGAAAAATTTATGACTTTTAAAATCGGTATTACATCCGATGATAAGGAGTTAAAGGATGCTGCAGAAAAAATATTTCACGAATTTGATTTTGAGAATAGCATGTCTAATCCCATAGGAAAATCTTTCAAATATATTGAGAATCACATGCGTCCGGTTGTTAACAATATTATAAGAATAAATAATAATTTGAAGGACGCTCAGGAATCTTCATTAATCATGGAAAAAACTTTTCTAAAAGTTTTTGGGACTGATACGGTTAAGAAATCAGATTCATTGCTTGGGAAGCAGCAGGATTTAAGGAAAGAAGCAGAATTGTTGCCCGAAAGTACAGAAGAGGAACTCAAATTGAAAAATAAACGTTTAAAGCAAATAGATGATGAAATAAAACGCCTTAAAGAGCTTGGTATAGAAACTGACAAACAAGCAAAGTCGAGAGAAAAAGAGGAAAGAAAAATTCATGATTATATTATAAAACTTCAGGAGAGGGAAAGAAATGCTTATAACCAAATGCTTTCTCTGAAAGAGAAAGAAGGTAGCGAAGCTAATAAAAGAATCGTTCAGGATGAAAGATTTTCTTATGAGGAACGCATCGAGGCCCTGAATAAATATAGTGAAGCTTTAAAAGCATCTGTAAAAACCAATGCATATGCTCAAATTGAGAAATTAATAAGAGAAACAACTATCGGATTAGGTAAAGATCCGGATAACGAAAAAGACCGGGCTGAAGTTGCCCAGAAGGTTTCAAATCAGGTCCTTTTAATAAGACAAAAAGAGGCATTGGAAATAGAAAAGATTACAGAACAGAGTGCTAAAACCCAATTACAAATAGAGGAAGATAGAGTAAAAAAAATGCTTAAGTCTATTCAGGAAGAAGCAGATGCGCGAAGTAGGGCTATATCCGGGAAAGAATCAACAGAATACGATTATCTGGCCAAAGATTATAAAAAAGGTTTAATGTCCGAGGAAGTATATCAGTCTAAAAAAAAGGCTATTTCGGATAAATATGCTTTAATACGTTTTGATGAAGAACAAAAAATGTTGGAGCAACAATTAAATACTTTTGGTCTGAAAGAAGAAGAAAAGAATGATATTGAAAGACGTTTGGCTGACAATCGCCTAGAATATGAAAAATGGGTAAATGAACAAGAGATTGCTGCAGCTGAGGCATTGGCAGAAAAGAAAAAAGAGCTTTTGAAGGATGTATTCAATTTCGGTCAACAGCTTATCGAGCAACGTTTCCAGAACCAACTTAATGCCCTTGAAGAAGAGTCTGAGGCAAATGATGAATGGTCTGAGCGTGAGAAAGAACGTATTGACCGTTTGGAAGAAGCCGGTGCAATTTCGAAGGAGCAAGCGGATGCCAGAAAAGCGGTTGTGGATGATCAAGCTGCAGCCCGGGAAGATCAAATCGAAAATAAGAGAAAAGAAATTTTAAGAAAACAGGCAATTTATGAAAAGGCAATGGCAATCGCACAAATTGCATGGAATACAGCACAGGCAATTATGGCTGCCTGGACAAATCCATTTACAGCTCCAGCCATGATCCCGTTAATTATTGCTGCTGGTGCAGTACAATCTGCAACAGTTCTAGCAACTCCTATCCCTGAATATGCACAAGGTACAGAAGATCATCCGGGAGGTCTGGCTATTGTTGGAGATGGTGGTAAATCTGAAATGATTATAGCAGGAGGGAAAGTTTTCCGCACTCCATCAACGGATACACTGGTCGATTTACCGCCTCATTCTGTTGTATTGCCGGATTTTAATGCGGAAATGAATACATTGAAAGCTCCTGATATCCATATGAGTGATCGGGCTATTTCTTTTGAAGAACTTTCAGCTTTATTAAAGGAGGGTAACCAAAAAACTGATACATTATTGAAAATGTTCCGTCAGAACATTAAAAATGAGTTGTATGCAAGAGAACTAAATAAAGTAAATCGTATTACAAGATGAAAATAGTAAGAGATTATATAAAATGTGTAGTTATAGAAGGGGGAGCATATGAAAGAGGGGAATTTGCCGGCAATATGTGGTGTAGAGTAAATGAAAATGGAGAATTTGAAACCCATGAATATAGTTTGTCAAGACTATATATATTAGATAACAGAAAAAAAGATGGGGCGTTAGGGCTATATAAGCAAGTTGAATACAATGGATATTTAAGGGATAGCGCTGAGATTGTAATGCTTGATTCCAATTTAAATGTTTTGGACCATATTAAAAATACGGGGGATGGACCTATAACTAACGTAGCATTTAATATACCTGAAAATTGCAGGTATGTATATTTATCTTGTGCGTCAGATTACGAAAAGAACTACTACTTAAGAGTTTTTGAGGGAGATTTTATTGATGTAACTCAAAGTATTGAAAATCTGGATTCTTTAGAGAATGTATTGTCGCGTGATGGTGTATCCGGTGTTATATCAGAGGTTTCTTTTAAAATAAGTTTTGTTTTATCTGCAAAAGATTTTGTAAAAGACATTTTCTTCCGTAAGGGACTTTATGGGAAAGCTTTGTTAAAAATTTATCGGAGAGGTAATTTTGACAATGATTACAAACTAATAAAAGATATAAATCTTGATTTTAGTACATACCAGGAATATGCAGATCGGGTTACAGTGGAAGCAGCAAAATTTGATTTACTTGAAATAATTAATTCAGAGGGGAAAACAAAATATGAAGTACTAGTATCAGAAATCGCTGATACTAAAAAGTGGAAGTATGAAAGAATGAATTTTATTAATAACGGTGTTTATGAATTACCGACATCTCCGATAGAAACAATATCTTCAACATCCAGTATAATCCTTCCATTAAGTTTATCAAGTTCTGAACTAATTCCCGGGGAAGAAATTGATTTTAAATCTCAATCTTTTGGCGGTAGTAGTAGTAATGACTATTTTGTCCTTAATGCAGGGAAAAAAGAAATCAGTATTCATGTTGAAATGAGTTATAAATTTGAGTATGATGGGAAGTTATCATATGGTTTGCCAGGGACATTCGATTATAATAAATTACTTTATGTTCATCTGATAAAAAATACAAATGACAATAAAAACCAAGAAATTATAAAAGAATGGGTTTTGACTCCAGAAGCAGGAACAAAAAAAGAAAATAAGTATATAATAGGTATGTTTAAAGCAGACATGGTGCTTGATACTTATATAACTTTAAAAGAAAACGAGAGTTTAACACTTCAGCTAGACGTAGATAAGAATTATAACAAAGACCATATCCTGATGATAAGTACAGGAGATATTACATTTGTTGAGAAAGATGATAAACTTACTTTTATTCTTTCGTATATAGAAAAGAGTGTAAAAGTATTATATATAACGATCCTTATGCAACATTATTTAAATGAAATGTCTGGAGTTAACGGTCTTTTTTCTGTACAAATAAATTGGAGTGAGAGTAATTACAAAACAATGCTTATTGCAGCAGAAAGTATAAGACAAATTCCCGGAGCTAAATTATACGGATCACCAAATGATTTTTTTGACTGGATGAAAGTATTAGGGTATGAATATGATATTGACGGGACAAAGTTGATTTTTAATTTTAGGGATGAGTATTTTAAAAGTTCATTTGCTGCGATGTCTATGCGAAAAGATGAAATTGCAGACTTGATTATTAAGGCAGATAATACCTATGCTTATACTTCTATTGAAATAGGATATGATAAGCAGGATTATGATACCATGAATGGCCGATGTGAACCCAATGGAATGTTTTCTTACACAACCGGATATATAACACGTACAGATAATAAATTGAGTCTAATAAGTCCTTATCGGGCCGATTCGATCGGTATTGAAATATTGTGTCAGGAAAGCGATAAACAGACGACAGACACAGATTCTGACAACGATGTTTTTTTTGTTGCCTTAAAAGAAAATAGCGAAGATTACTCTGAATACAAAGATATCTATATTGAAGATAAGGATTTCTCTAGTCTGAAACTGTTTAATGCCCCGTTTAACCCGTATTATTTAATAAAAAGAAACCAAAGCCTGATAGGGATAAATGCTGATAAGGTAAAATTTAAAGCTACAGATATGAGCCGGACGGCAATTATAATAGATAACGGGCAATCTGTTGATCCATATGCCGATCAGATAATTTCTAAAAAATTATTTGAACCAATTATATATAACTTTGCGGCAGGAAGCAATAAAGATTTACCTGATCATGCTGTCAGGAATGGGTTGGTTAAAATAAATTGGAAGGATGAAATTTACACTGGCTTTATTAAGGAAATCAGGAAGAATTATGCTTCCGATACAGAAACCACTTGGGAATTATGGGGATTTAAAGATAGGGCGGTGTAATTGTTGTAAATAAAACATTTTATGTGTAATATTTTATTGTTTGTATTGTTTTTTATATTTTTGTTGAAAATACAACAATAATATGTCTGCTATTTTTATATCTGAATTTAGTTCTCTGAATTTTAGAAAAGACTGGAAATTGTCTTTTCAGCAAAATGTAGATTACATACCAAAATTTCTTCCTACTGATAATATTCAAGTTCAGTATGTTGTCAAAGATTTTACACTAAACCCTTATCTTAAAAATATATGCACTGGAGAAGTCAAACAACTTTCTCCGGTACTTTTACTTGAAAATGAATCGGAGAAATGTTATCAATTAACAATTAATAATTCTTCAATATCCTCAGATACAGAGTTTAATTTATACTTTGCTTCCGATCAGGATGGGGAGAAAATTAAAGATGCAAATTTTTGTGTTTGTACTGAACTGCCCGATACGATTCTTCTTGAATATACTAACCGAAAAAATGTTTACGAAACAATTTTTGACGGTATAGACCGATTTTTATTCAGGGTAGAAGGGGCTTTTTTGCCTCAGGAAATATCCTTTGAAAATAATACAGAAGAATTTAGAGACCAACGATATGTATCTAAAATTCTTTCTTCTACAGCATTTGAAAAGAAAACTTTGACACTTGGTGGCGGAATGGGAGTTCCTAACTGGGTAGCAAGGAAAATCAACTTGATTTTTTCCCTAAGCTCAGTACATGTTGAAGGGACTCCGATGGTGAGAAGTGGCGGCGGAGCTGTTGAATTAACTGAAATCGGTAAATATTATCCTCTTTATATTTATAAAATAGTACTTGAAGATGGAGAAGATAATGAAGACACTGGAGATGGTATTATTGAATATTTGAGGGCGGTAGACGAAAAAAAAAAGATAATACGCAAATCTTCTGAGAACGATTTACGAGTTTATTTAGAAGGTACTGGGATTGATACTGCAAAGATGATTCGCGAATTGGAATTAATAGGCGAATTATCAATGAATTATACCATAGAAATTGATGACAATCTATCAGGATCAACAAATAAGACAACATTGCAGTCTTTGATTCAGTTTATTTCGAAAGATTTTGTTACAAATAATAAGTTCAAGGAATATATTGATCAACCTGTCCGTACTACTGACGATGTTAAATTTAACTCTGTAGTAGCCAAAGAGAGTATAAAGACGGGGAAAGTCACTGCTGAAGAAGTAGTATCCGAAAACTTTACTTCCGGCTTATTAGGTGTCGGCCACAGGCTTCGGAATGGAGTTTTAGAGATAAGTGAGCTTATTGTCCGTAAGACAATGCATGTTTTTGAAATAATTGTACAGAAGGTTACTTCGGTAAATGGCAGCATGCTCACGACCCCGGGAGGTGGAGTAAGAATATCAGAGGTAGAGGAATTGGAAGATGGTTACAAATGCTTATTTAACAATGATGATGGGACGATACCGAATCCTTTTGTCGTAGGAGATCAGGCGTTACATCAGGTATTTACCGGAAAGAATATAGGAAGATACTGGCGTCTTGTAACGGAAGTTGGTGATAATTATTTTGTTCTGAGTAAAACAGATTGTGAAGCCGGCAGTGGGATTCCCCAGGTAGAAGATGAAATTATTCAGTTTGGTAACAGAACTGACAAAAACCGTCAGAATGCAGTCCTTACTACTTCTTATGGTTCAGATGCTCCCTATACTGCATATTATTCTAACGTAAACAGCTATTCTCTTGAAGGGAAAGAAGATGTTCGTGAGGGTAATTTGAGAGGTATTAATGATCCTGATTTCGGACAACTTCAAGGTAGCGGATTTTATGGTAAAAATGTTTATTTAAAAGGTATCTTCCGTTTATTGTCCGGCAAAACGGTGGAAGAGTCCATCGGAGACGTGCAGAGTAATCTGGACAACCTCCAAGTAGGAGAAACCAACCTTCTTGACAATAGTAACAAGGGATGGAAGAATACTGGTTATCCAATAGCGACCATTTACTTAGGAGACTACAAACCTAAGCAGGGAGAAGAATGTACAATTGTTATTAAAGGCAAATTAGGGGCGAATAAAACAAGCTGGGGTGTTTACAATTCTGGAGGGAATGTTGTATTGGCTAGTTTTTATCCTGGTGGTCCCGATACAGATTATATTGCTTTGAAAACTTTTAAATGGACGTTAACGCCTGCTATTGATAATACATTTATTCGGATATATCCAATGCCTAATAGTGTATCCGTTGAATCTGAAATAGAGTGGGTAAAACTAGTATTAGGCAATAAAACTTCGCTATTGTGGACTCCCTCCATAAACGATCAGAAGCAGATAGCCACAGATATAGCGCAGGCTAAGGCAGACTTGGCAGAAACAAGGGCTAATGCTTACGCAGACGGTATTGTAACAGAGGCGGAGCAGAACGCAATAAACGAGGCGCAGACGAGATTGGATGCGTTACAGATCGGTTCCCAGAACCTTATATCCAAAAAAATGATGTTGAAGTGGAATGAGAAGAACAAGAATATTGCGGTCTGGGGGCAGGATGCAGACGGGGTGTATCTCAGGATAAATGAAGTACTACTGTATAAAAATTGGGCGGGCAGCAGTGAAATTGCTAATCCGGTATTTGATTTGCAATTCAAACCCGATACACAGTATGTATTATCTGTTGAATGGAAACTTGCAGCAGTACAAAATTACGATGGACTTGCTTTCAGGATATTTTACACTGATGGAACGGCAGAATGGCATGGATTAGCAGGAACAATAATCACAAAAACAATCGCCAGATTAATTACGAAAGCCGGGAAAACAGTGCAGAAAATATCTGCGTCATACGGAAGCAGTAAAGCCAATACACTAATCTACAATATCTCCCTAATCGAAGGCAATAAACCCTTGCAAGGCTTTCCAGTAGCAGAAGAAGATCAGACCGGAGCAAATAATGTGAATCTGGCAGATGGGACGAAGGAATTTACGTTAGGCGTAGGATCTACGAATTATACCTATAAGGAATTATATGTATCTAAAATAAAGCCTAACACGGTATATTACGTAAATGCAGGTAATATTCAGAATTTAGTAGGTAACCCTGATAGATATTCTTTTGTACTTTATAATAAAGATATAAGTACTGTGCTATGTCCAACATTAAATGCAGATAAGAATGGAGGTTTTTTAATCACATACAATAATTTCACTGAACAAGAAGGACGTTTATTGTGTTATGCAGGTATAGCTGGCTCCACTCTTGGTAACTCTGTAAAATTTACCGAAGTAATGCTAGTCGAAGGCTTTCTTCCGGCCCCTGTTTGGGCTCCTTCTTTCTCAGAGCAGCAAGCAGAAATAAAAACGATAACGAAAACCCTGACCGAAATTAAAGCCGAAAACGGAGAAATAAGTTTAAGGGTTAACGAAGTTTCTGAGAGAGTGGAAGAAGCCAAACAAGAGGCAATTGATACTGCAAATGAATATGCAACTCTTAAATCATATCGTGAAACATGGATTGATCTTACAGCAGAAAAGTGGAATCGGGATATGTATTATCCGGTGACGATTAAAATTGATGTTACAATAAAGACAAGAATACAAGTCGATACCCCGTTGGATTATGTCAATGTGTCATGGGGAACTCATGAAAGTGGCGGATACTCAATGTTATGCGCGTGGACTGTAAACGGAAGCGGATGGGGTTCTATTACTGTCCATAGGGTAATAGAATCTTCCCAATGGGGATGGACTGAACTAGATCCATCTTCTCCGGATAGATTGAAGATTCCATTCGGGTCAATAGGACAATTGACGAACAACAATGAAGAATATATCTTACTTCGCGGAGGAGGGAAATATAGATTCAGGATTACGAATAACTGTGTACCAATTGAACATAATAGCAGATACACGGTATATGGTGGACAACATGTAGATCCACAGAGTTCGGTAATCGGGCCTGTTCTTACGAATGCAACAAAGGAAGAACTTAATGCTGAAATAAATATAACAAAAGGATTGATCGAAAATAAAGTATCTCTAGATGTCTATAATGAAAATGATCAATTAATAAAATCAGATATTAGCAATTTACAAGTTAGTTACAACCAAATTTCTTCTACAGTATCTAAAATTATAAATGGTACCCAAGAAATATCTGGTGTTGTAACACAAAGTAATTTCGTTACAATTTTTTCTTCAAATAAAAATGCATTAGGGCAAGAAGTTATTGAATCTATTAATGTTGGCGGAGGAGGCGTTACAATTGATGCAAGTAGGATTAATCTTAATGGAGCTATTAGTGCAAACGGGAATGTTCAGATTACAACAGATGGAAAACTTATTGCAGTTAACGGAGAGTTTACAGGAAAAATTACAGCGACAGAAGGAGAAATTGCCGGACTGAAATTAAGCAATAATGGATTGAGATCATCTGATTTCAATGCGAGTTCAAAAATAGGCTCTTGTTATGCTAAAAATGGTTTTTCTGTATATGCATCAGGATCCGGCGTACTTGCCCCTTCAACAGGTATGTTACAAGCCGGAATAATAACAGCAACAGGAGATAACGCAGAAATAATCGGATTAGAGATAATAGCCAAAAATACTTCCAGTTATGCAACTTTAGCAAAAATAACAGCATTAAAATTAAGAGCCATAGACTATGTTGATGATAGTAAAAAGATGGCTCCAACTGCGGCTTTAATAGTTGAAGAGGGAGTATCGATATTTAACGGAGATGTTGAGGTAAATGGAAAATCTACATTTAACGGTGCTGTATATTTTAAAAATGTTCAAAACGTTAATGGTAAAAAAAATTATTACTTATGCATAGATAGATCAACAGGACAATTGTATTACAGATAAATTATAAAAAACATGGAAATTAACTATTTTATTTCAGCAAAAGCAACGGCAACGGTACAGAATATAAATGTATCGCTGAGTGCAGAGTATCAAAAAGAGCAAGCACCGGAAGTTATCTCCGTAGTAGCAAACGGATACTTGGACGACGGGAAGAAATTCATGAATGCAACCCTTAAATACAATCCTAAGTCCGAGGATTTCAATTCGATTAACGGATCAAATGTTGACTTGGGTATTATTCAGGAAATTGTTCCGCTAATTACGGAATTTTATAGAAAGATTACTGAAACATTCACTAACTACTAACAAAATGAAATATAGATTCGACGCAAAAAATGTATTTGCAATTGATTTATTGGGTAATAATTATATTCAATTGCTGGAAGAGAATCAAAATAAAGGCATTCATCAACTTATCGGGAATGCTGTTTATGTATGCACAAATACGATTGAAATGCATGAGATTGCAAAAAAGATATTCAACGGGGAAGCGGTGGATATGAATGAAAATGAGACAGAATTATTCAAAGCCTCAATAATGGATTCAACCTGGCATGTTTTTATTAAAAACGCTATTATCTCTGCAATCAGAAACAAATAAAAAAGAGGCCGCCCTCGCGACCTCTATAAATATTTCCCAAGCAACCCCAAGCCAATCTTATATTGCAAGTTTACAAAGTTTTTTTGAGAATACAAAAGAATAATTTAGAAATATAAAATAACATGAACAAAGAGGAATGGAGACGGTTAATAACCGAAACACTGAAAGAAACAGGCTTGTACTCTGACAATGCAAGAGATCTTATCATGGGGACGTTTGCTCAGGAAAGCAATTTTAAGTACACCCGGCAAATTGGCGGTGGTCCGGCTTTAGGATATGGGCAGATGGAGCCGAAAACCTTCAATGATATTGTGGTTAATTTTCTCCGGCATAAACCGGAACTAATGGGGAAAGTAATGAAAGCATCCAGTGTTGTAACTTTGGAGCCTGAAATGCTTGTAGATAACAAAAAGCTGATGATCTGTATGACCCGCATACATTATTTGCGTGTAAAGGAGGCATTACCTTCGAATAAGGATGTTTGGGCTATGGGTGAATACTGGAAACAATATTACAATACGCCATTAGGCAGAGGGACCGTTAAGGAGTTTGTTGAGAACTATAAAAGACATTGTTTATAACAATGTTTCGGGAGGGGATAGAAGTACCACATTTAAATTAAAATTATGAGTGAAAGAAACACAATTTCGGCAATGGTATCAGTATTCATGAGTGGTTTTATGGATTTTATTGAGCCTTTAAAATGGTTTATGCTGCTTGCATTGATATTAATTGTTGTAGACCTTAGGTTTGGAATAGCAGCAGCTAAGAAAAGAGGTGAAAAGATCCGGTTTTCACGGGCAGGGAGAAGGACTATTAATAAGATGGTAGATTACTTATGTTGGATTCTTCTTGCCGGGGCTATTGGAAAAGCATTTGGGATACCTTTTGATATTCCGTTACTTCCTTCGATTGTTTTATTGGTTATATATGGTTTTGAAATAAATTCTTGTTATGGGAATTACTTTGAAGCTCACGGTCGGCATGTAAAGGTCGATATTTTTAAATTTTTCAGGCGGAAGTCTGATATTATTGACATAGAAGAAAAAACAGAAAAATGAGGATAATAATTATACTGATAGCCCTTTCTATATTCTCCTGCCGGAGTATTCAGTACGTGCCGGTAGAGACAACTGAAATAGAAAATGATTCTATCCATGCAAGAGACTCCGTCGTAACCCAAATAAAAACAGACAAAAAAGATTCTTCTAACATATCAGAAAAAACGGAAAAAAGCGATTCTACAATTATGCGGGATTCTTCCGTAATAGTTGTTAACGAACAAGGGAATGTGATAAAAGAAGAACGTTTTCACACAAAAGAAATATATCGAAGCAAGGAGTATGAACGTAAAGAATCAGAATATCGCGAACTAAAGACTAAATATGAAGAGTTACAATTAAGATATGAGGCTCTTTTTGCTGAAAAACAAAATACAAAAGAAGTCCCCTACCCGGTTGAAGTTGTAAAAAACAAAGTACCCGGCATTATGTGGTGGCTTATTATTTTACTGGCAGCATTCAGTATACCGTCTGTATTAAAGATTATCCGGTTTATCCGGGGCAAAATATAAAAAGAAGCCCCACTTCAAAAATATAGCGTACCACCACTACATCCTGTCTGTAAGACTTCTTTCGGGGAGTTTTACGGACAGGATTTTTATTGGTTGCACTTTTTGAGAAAAATTTATGAAAAAATTACAAAGACCGAGTACGATGGTGCGTAACAAACAAGTTATCAGCATATATGAAGAATTAAAAAATTCAGAAAAATATTCAGATTTTTTCCATTTGCTTCCACGTTCTTTCATATATGATAAAATAAAGGAACAGACCGGGCTGTGTCACAAGACAATTGCTGACATACTAAATCACCGCGAAAAAGAAGAGTGAATATATATTCAAGACATGATACTGAAATAAAATAGTCTATTTTAGGATTTGGGTTAATCCATTGAGAATCAGGTTGCGGATTTTGCCGGAGCGATACGAAATCTTCCTTCTCAATAAAATCTCTTCTTAATGCCTCAACTGCGTCGGATTTCTTTGTGTAAACCAATGGCCAAACATCTTCCAAGTTTACCGGAAATTCTTCTTTTGATTTTGCTAACTTTAGAACAGCCTTGAAATAATCTTTAACTTCATTTTCGCTACTTTGTTTTGTTAATTGTATTGTTTTCATATCTTTGAATGTTTTTTGCAAAGACTGGGACGGCCAAATCACAAGTCAATGCAGTTAAAAGGAAAGGGCAAAGGAATGACTGCCTAATGTGAGAGCTTGCAGTTACTCCGATGCCCTTATTTTAGTTAATTGGCATATCAAATACCTGCTTTAAAACATTTTCGGGATAGGTTTTGACTTTCCCGAATCGCGGATCTGGTATTTCCTCCGGTTCAATGCCAAGTTGTCTGCAAAGATTACATGCCTTCCTTCCCAAACTTGCTGCCAGTTTTATTCCGACCTGTATTTTAAGAAGTGTTCCATATCCGGCAATGGTAAACCAGTTTTGGTGTGTAGTCTGTTTTGCCTCAATAACTTTAACTCGGTCATCTATCTCTGAAATACGTTTTTCCTGTGCTTGCAGGATTTGGATTGACTGAGCTAAAATGTCAAGCTGACTTAATGGTTTGGTTGCACGTTTTTCTATTTCGATAAAATAATTACGTATTTGTTCACCGGTTTCGGTACGTGCCATCATGGAAAGGCGTTTAGCAAAGTCGATAGAGAGGGCAAAATCAATTGTTCTCCCACTTAGTGGGAGTTGTGCATAATCTTCATTTTCAACAGCAAAAGAATTATTAGTAATATTCTTTTTATACCAATTAGCCCAATGCTGAGGCGCAAACCCTAATTTTTCGTAAAGCTCCCGTGCAGAAACGGCTTTCTTACCGTCATTCTCCACAATCTTAATCAACTCATTCATGGTTTTCTCTTTTTAAATGTTGAAGTCTGAAAACATCCACACACGCAGAATGATAATCTACATTTGTAGGATGCGTTTTGCAATATCCGCGGTATTCCTCAAAATGTCCGCATGAAAGAATGAAGAAATAAGCCTGATTCTTACAATTCTTTTCGATTTCAAACAGCCTTTTGTAGGTTTCAAGCTGCTGCTTTAGTGATAAGATTTCGCCCGTTTCGTGAGTGTGACGCACATTGTCTGTGCCTTTCCCATGGTTGGTGGTTTGATTTGTGTTTGTCATGATATATTTATTAAGCACTTAGGTACAGAAAAACGGCGTACCTTTCCCGCTGCTTAATCACCTCATGACTGGCTAAAATCTGCCATTACAACAGATTTACGGGGGTATACGCCGTTAGACAAATATTTTCCTTTCCAAACAACAAAATACAAAGTATGGAAAATACAAATCAATAAGGCATAAAAAAACCGCCATACAGCGGGTACTCTTACTCCGCCAGTCATTAGAAGATTAAGCAAGACAAATGTATGAAATATTTTTTGATATTCACAACATCTAAATAAAACTTTCTTTTTTATTGGAAATTTATTCTGTTTTAAGTCCTTAAACTTCTATTGTATAGGAATGTAACTTTTTATAAAGCAGCTATTTATGTCGAATTTTGGGATATCCGGCAATGGTGCCGGGGATGTCAAAAAAACATAGTTCTATGGAAACTGAAATGAAAGTTGTAAAAGAAAAAGAGATCGTTCATGAGGACGACGATCGGGATTATGCAAAAAAAGGTGTTGCAAATGCAGGTCTGGCACTTGGTATTATCGGTACCGCTTTCGGCGCAGCTGCTCTCTGGGGTAGACGTGGGGGGCTTGGTGGTAGTGTTGGCTCTCCTGAAAATGTAAACATTAATGCTATCACTGACACTATCGGTTCTCGTAATGGTGCCCCTACAGCTTTTCAGGCTTGGGAAAAGAGTTGCCAGGAAGCACTTGCCCTTACAAACACTATCTGGGGACTGAAAATAAATACCCAGAACGAAATGTATGCTCATCGGGAAACTGATGTGGCTGAAAAATTCCAATTATGGAAATCTCAGGTTGATGCGGACTTTGGTCTGTATAAGAGCCAACGCGACCTGTACGATGTTCTGAATGAACGTTATGCAAATAAATTCAATGAACTCGACAAACAGATTGCTGTATTGGCTGCAACCCGTCCGTATCAGGACCGTCTGATTCAGTGTGAAATTGACCGCGCTTTCACCGCATCTGTAAACTACACAGACCGGAAAACTTGTCGTGCGATCTATGGTGTTGTAGGCTTGCCATCTACACCGACAGTAACAGTACTTGAGGGTGCAAATCCTTATGGATGTAATTGTCCGGCCCAGCAGGCTTCAACTCCTGCAGCTTAAAAGCAAATTGGTGGCGGGTGCGTCTTAATGACGTGCTTCGCCTCCTTTATCCAACCACCAATATAAAATATTATGCAAAACATCTTTTTAAACAATGATCCGTTATTAAGAGGGGGACAGTTTCAGACTCCTTCCACCGATGAAATGGATGCCTATATACAGAGATTACAGGAAGCCCAGGAGCGCATACAACAACAGAAAATGCAGATCCTTTCCGGGCCGTCTCAGTCACAATCCAAATGTCCGGTATGGGATGAAATAGAAAATGTGATATCCGGACTTACAGATACAGAGTTCCAGAAAATTTCCGAAACCAGAGATTTTGCAGAGAGTAATCAGATAGTTATGAATATTCTGAACCGGGAGTATATGAAAATGATGCGTCCTGTTGTTGAAAACACAAAGGACGGGAAGGAAGCTTTGCAAAACCACCTGTCTCTTATAAAGAAACTAAAAAAAGCCATTACTGATGAGTCAGCCAAAAATATAGAACTTTTTAATGAATATACGGAGAAATATTCCGACATGACGTATGCTGAATTCCTTGAAATGAAAAAGAAAGGAGGAAAGAAAAAATGACACGTGAAGAAAGAATACTACTTAGCAGGATTGAGAAACTTGAACAGGACGTAAGAGAATTAAAATTAAAATCTAATGAAAATGGAACAACCGGCAACAATAAGTCAGTCGATAAACCTGCAGGAAAAGGCACTGGAGTTAAAAAGTAAAATCGTTGATTCAATAGATGTCTGGGGAAAGAATCTGATTGATTCTTTTGTATCTGATAAGCCCAAGCTGAAACCTCTTTCAGTTTATATGAAAAGGGGACTTACCAACGGACTTGCCAGATATGATAATAAGATTACGAAATCAGTAGATAATATAATGCTTTTCATCAGTGATGAAAAAGGGAATTACGATACAGCCAAAGTATTTGATGACGCGATGTCCATGTTTAAAGATATGGATGAAATGAATTTCAACATTGGACCACTAAGTGGGATAATTGGAAAAGGTGTTATTAAAATAAAAATTCCAGACAGCATGTTTACCTCATTCTTTTTTGGGAATACCGGGGCCATTAAAATTACGGAATCAGATTTAACTGAACTTAAAAACCTATTTATACAATAAATTATGGGGAATTATCACAAAATGCTGAAACATTACAAAGAGAAAGGATTATTCAGCGAAACGAAAATGTGGGAATCCATAGAATGCCTAGATGATATTCTGGAAGAAATGAAAGAAAAGAATCCGGATATGTTTTGGGATTTTATGCGCAACCAACACGAAATATTTTGCGGTCCTCATTTTGATGAAAAATTCGCAAAATGGCAGGTGGAACAAATGTATCACAAAGATGACGATGGGAAAGAATATAGAGGCCAACACTGGAGCATTGCCGAGGCTGAGGAAGTATATTCGAAAAATAAATCAAAACTACCTTCTGGAACAACCGTGTTTGATGTTTATGTAGCTATAAATGGAGCCTGGCATGATAAAGTAAATTTATTCCGGAAATGGTCTTCTGAAAAATGTGAACAAATGGTAATTGAAGATGCTATTGTTTTCTACTTTCAAGATGAAGACTGGAAAAGTGACGGTAAAGTATGGGATTACATGAATATAAATGCTACCCGATAAATTTGATATATTAATGAACATTGCCGACAACGCAGCAAGCAGCTATATCAGCGAAATAGCCCTGTTTGCTTTAAGATGCCTGTAAGGCCGCGTAAATATTTAGTCGTGAACATATCGGAAGGTGTGAGAGGGGAGTTGTGTCCCCTCTTTTTGTGATTAATTTTTATTAAAAAACTATGGCGGTAATTGTTTTTATTAGATAGTTTTACGACCTTTGTATAGTTGAGATTTATATTAAATGTCTATAAATGAGTAATATCATTAACATACCGAATGTGACCAGAGATGAAAGAATCGGAAGTGCTTTCAATTACTTATTTCGGGTGATACATCAGGTAGAAGCTATTAATAGCAATGATATTATTTGGGATTTTAAAGATTGCTCTTTTTTCCATCCATTTTTCTTATTCCCTCTTGCTTTATACAGAAGTAATTGTGAAAAGAAAATAATATGTAGAAATATACCGCCATACCTTAGGGCTTATTTCAACTTAATTTATTTTGATGATTTATTATGCATTGATAAAGATGTGGATATTGAAGAAATCTTAAATGATTACATACAAAAAACCTATATACCAATATGTAAGTTTGATTTATGCGGCAGTAATATCGACGGATTGCAAACCACAATACAAAATATTATTGAAACACAGATTGGGGCGGATAAAAGAATAACAACGCCTTTGTCTTACTTTTTGGGGGAACTAATATGCAATATAAGCCAGCATTCCAAAAGTAAATTTGGGTACATATATTCACAGTATATACACCAGGAGAGATGTATTGATATATGTATAGCAGATTCAGGGATAACAGTGCTGGGTAGTTATATAAATACGTGCAAATATTTAGATATAATCGGGGATGATGACGCTATAGCCCTTAAAATGGCAAATGAAGGTTATTCAACCAAAGATTTGCCTGAAACAGAGAATCGAGGTTATGGAATATCATCCTCTAAGAATATGCTTGTAGATGGATTGGGTGGAGCCTTCTTTATGTTGTCAGGAGGCGGTTTTCATAGACACTCCGACCATAAGAGTTATTTTATTAAATTGCCGGATTCAATAAGCTGGAACGGAACAATTATTCTAATGAGAATACCGATAGATGTTCCAGCGGACTTTAAATACGAAAAATATATACAATAATTAAAAAATGGGAATCATGAAGAAGGAGATAATAAAAATATCAGCATTGATCAGCAGCGATGTGCGTTCCCGTTCTAATGCGGAAATAATAAGGAGCGCGATAGATGGTATATCAGACAAGGTTATCCTTGATTTTTCCGGTGTATCTTTTGTATCAAGATCTTTTACGGATGAATTATGCTCAATAGTAGAGCATTGTAAAAATATAACAATAGATATGGCCAATATGTCTGAAATAGTCAAGACGATGATAGAAGCTGTAAAAAAAGGCAGGGAAAATAGAAGAGTACGTATAAAAGATGATTCTGAAATAAAAGAATTTGATGACATGGAAAGTTTGTCAAAATTTTTGGAAGAATAGCGAGGTATAACCTCGCTATAATCTTATTTTCTTTATTTCCCCACATTTCTTGCATATAAGTATAAATTCTAAATGTGAAGGGATTTTCCTGCTAAATTCATCATAAACATCGCATTTCTGGTATGTTACCCATTCATGTTTACAGGCCCATTTTTCAAGAAGTTGAGTCAGTAATTTTTTCATACTTTCAATTTTTTAATATCCGACAAATATTAGTTATCATATTCGTTTTCAAATGTTTTTATCAATGTACAGGATTCGCAACTGCCAAATTTTTCTCTTCCTCCGCATACTGTTTTGCAAAATGAATCGGTAGCCTTCTCCCTCATTTCTTCCTCGGCGATTTCCACAGCCTTTTTAGCTTTTTCATCGGATAATTGATAGCATAAATATCCACCCGGATAATCCTCATGCTTTTCCTTGTTTATGTATTCTTCTGCTTTCTTACTTTTCATAGATTTTTAATTTTTTAAAACTCCACATCCGTGACATGTCCGACAAGTGTTGGACCAATCTGAATTTTGTCCTATGGTACCAGATGTATAAAAACCAGGAGTAACCTTGCCGGTCCCATGACAAATAGGACAGACAGAGTAAGATTGAAGGATTATACCTCTGTCTGGTTCAGGAGGATCTTTAAATTGTATATCTTCAGCATCTACATTAAATAATCTTCCGTCAGAAATTTCTACTATAGCCTTACCATTTTCCGGGCAGATGGAATGTACATATACTTCGTCATCATCACGCAGAGCATGACATAGGTCTCCTTTTATTATTTTTGCTTTTCTCATATTCGAAAATGTTTCTATTAAAGGATTATTTTATTTGCTCCCTACATTATCACCACCAAAATGTTCTATAAGTTCTTCTACTGTAGCTTTATGACAGTATAGAGGTTCTATTTGTGTACCAACATGTCTTCCTCCACTGCGATCTGTTGCCATAAACCAACTGCCTTGTGGAAAATCTGTATATATTTCTACATCCATAACAAACCATTGATTAACATCACTATCATCCCGGAGAGCAGCAATAGCACGAAAAAGGTCCTCATTATCACCGCAATCTATTACTCCATTACTTTTTAAATCTTCAAGTACTGTTTCTGACCAAATCCCGGTTACTACTCCATGGCATGCTAGTAAGTAATTAGGCTTACAATCTAAATAGACCTTTAATCCTAAATCTTTTAATTTTTTTACTAATTCCGGTGTATTTTTCTGAATAAAACAAGGTATTGTATGCATATCTTAAATTTTTGTTTCGATTAATATTTCTTCCGTTAGTATTCCACTATCTTTGGTTTTAATATAAATTTGTTCAAGATTAAATTCTTCGGGGTGCAATTTATATTGAATCCAAGTCGGCTCATTTTCTCTATAATCAAGCCAACTTTTAGGTTTTTCTTTTCCAAGCACTTTCTTTACTATTTCATGAATCCTTTCACCTGCTCGTTTTGATTTTACAAATCCACTAAGGTCGTATCCAATGCCTCTTGGTGACCAATACTCTCCATGTTCAGGTCTGACATCTTTTGGTTCCCAGTGCCATTTGGGGATATCAGTGCGAGGATGCTTAATTAAAATTCCGGATTCAAATATTAGTTGGCTTTTTGGATTCCATGGCTCTTTGGGACGAACCCCACTTCTAACACGACACTCTATGTGCTTATTTGCTCTAATTTCAAAGTGTAATCCACAGTGATTGCATTTTCCGAACGAGATTACAGAATAGAGGCCGTCACCTTGAACAGAATCACATCCACAATTTGGGCACCCATACTTTTTATACTCTTCAAATGTAATTGCCAGCATGATTAATTCCTATTTAATTTAGTTTCAATTTTATATCTTCATCGATCATCCTAATAGTATCTCTTAAGGAAAAAGAGTGGGCGAAACCACAGCCATTCTTGTCTACAGCTTCCCATACCACTCTTTTTTCCGGAGGATAATCACCAAATGTTCTAGCGTCAAAGCAAATAATCTTTGCTTTATGTCCTCCTCTTGTACAAACAGATTTACCAGCTTTAGCTTCTTCGAGATTGAATGGTTTATATTTATTATTTTCTTTTGTTTCCATATCTTTTATTATTATTATTTTTCCTCATTGGGTAACAAATCTCTGATGTATACCCATTTTACATAATGCTTAATTAAATATTTCCAACTCGTAGGTGTACTATCAATAAAATGAATTACCCCAGATTTATGTTTCAATAAAACAGGCAGTTTTTTAAAATCAGGTTTTTCTTTCATATCATGCCACACACTATTAATGTACCGTTCCGCTTCTGTCACAATACAATTAAAGTCATTTTCTGGTAATCTTTCTGTAACCCTGACCCATGAAGATTCTGTATGTTCATCTGCCTGTTCGAGTATCAGTCTTTTGGGTTCTTTATCCGTCCATTTGACATATTTAAACTCCTTCATATAACAACTAAGTGGTGATTTCTCCTGTACATCATCACTATCCCAGTTATGTTCCTTTTTTACGGGCTTATTCTTGTAAACCCATAAACAGTCATCTTCATCTCTGGCTATCCACATATTACAGAAATTTTATAGAGTTATCTGTAATAAGATCCAAACAGCTCATTTCATAACAATCATCATTTGTACAAAATACTTCATATCGAGTGTGATTATTAGGTTCTCTTAGCCAACACATACTTGCTTTGCTGGTATCCACTCCTAAGTCCCTTAGATGTCTCATTTGGCTTATTGATAAAACTTGATCTTTCATAAACTTGGCTCTATAAATTCAACATTGTATTTTTCACAGTAGTATTCAAAAGGTTTTTGACTGAAAGGGTATATGGTCATTGGGCCTATAAAATATCCGTCACAGTGTGTTATTTCTTTATATTTCTTTTCTGCTGTTTTGCGTATTTTATGCTCAGTTCCATACCCTGATTTATGCAAGAAAAATACAGTTATTTTTTCTCCTTTATCAAGCAGCTCCTTGAACCGCTTATAGTCTTTACTAGTTTTGTAGGGTATCATGGTTGTTTGAACTTATTAATTTTAGAGAGGGACATTACACCCCTCTAGGTTGAGTTATTGAATTGCTATTATATTCTATTTGTTTTGGATTTGTGGTCTTAGATTATATTTACTATCAATATCAGATAACATTTCCTTTAAATAATATGCTTGTTCTGCTGTTATTGTTAAATTCTTTTTCCCTGATTCAATCAGGATACTTTCCCCATTGTATGTAATTGAAATTTTACCCATATTTATATTGTTTGATTTATTTTCTGTCTGCTTTTTAAAACACAATCTTTTACCGCGTTTGAAGCAATAAAACTTGCTTTTGCACATTCATTGTTGCCTTGTAGATTATTGTTCTTAATATTTTCCGAAGCCAATTCTTCAGCAAATTTCACTGACATAAGTTCAAGCCGGGAAAGATTATCACGGATATTAGCTTTCTCCGGTAAGTTTTTCTTTTGTCTGATTACATCAGTTTTACCGCCAAATAAAGGGGAGTAAATCGCATTCGTACATTGCCGGAAACCATCATGTTTTACACCATGTTTTGCAAGAGTAGAAGTAAATGTATTACGTACTACTTTCCCTTCAAAACGTTCTTGAATCCATTTTTCATCCTTACCTCTCTTTTTGTAGGCTTTAATGTACCGATCTGCTATAAGGTCGGGATTTTTTTCTTCTTCGATACGCTGGAAGAAAACCTCGTTTATTAGAATATGGAGTTTGGGATCCAACCATTTTGCATAAGCAAGTGCTAAATTTTTATGCGCCCATGTTCCTCCATTTGATTTCCCTCGCTTAGATTTCAAAACCCCCATTTTTGGGGTATTTAAAAAATTGCACACTGTATCAATAAGTTCAATTGTTGATTCACGGCGTTGCCATGTAGATGGGTCTTTTTTATTTGGGCTATTAGCCGCTTTCCATAAATCTGTCAGACTAAGCATGTCGCCGTCCGATCTGACATTACCCAAAATACTATTTTGAGTTTTGTCAAATAAAACTAATTCTTTCATGGTAAGTTATTTTGTAGTAAATGAATCAAGATAAAGCTGCGCGAGGCAAGCCCCGTGATAGTCGAGATTTGCCCGGTGTGTTTTATGGAACTCGGCGAACCTTTGGAAAGCACCATCGCTTAGGATAAAGTAATAGGCTCGATTCTTACACCGTTTTTCTTCCTCTTTCTTCTGCTTTTCCAGAATGTTCTGCCTTTTCTGTTCAGCCAGTTCCGTTTTTAATTCTTGATTTTCGGATTTAAGCGTCTTGATTTCACGCTCTAATTGCAGTAGTTTACCCTCGTTTCGTCGGGGTGGACGTTGAATAGATGCTACACTGATAGCAGCTTTCAAATTTTCACGATTCTTGGTCATTCGCGTATGAAATTTGAAATTAATAAAATAAAGAAAGCTACTCGCCTCCCTAATTCGACCAAGAATCAATTGTGTACAGTAAAGCACAGCAATCCGCAGGGATTTGAGTAGCTTATTTTTTTAGATAAGATACATCACATAACAGCATAAAAAAATGCTGCACTTTCAATTACACTAAAAGATTCTTGGTCTGAATCGAAAGCAAACATACGGCATTTTTCCGACAAATCAAAATCATTCTGCATAGGGATTATTTTTTAACGATTCAACACAAATAATCTTCATATATCACTTTCAGGCCATGTCCGCAATAAGGCAGGATTTTGTTTAGTAGTTCTTTATTCATGCTAGCCATTTTTTTATAATTTTTTCAAAATCATTTTCAAAAAGAGATGCACTTTTCATGAACTTAAAATCTTGTAAGGTCATATCATGCAAATAATAATAAAACGCTTCGTACTCATTTAAGAAGTTTTTACCCCAAAATGAATCTGGTTTTAATATCTGATATTTCCTGATAGCTTTCATAAGTGCAAAGGCATATTTGGGGAATGTCTTAAACTCTGACTGCATTTGTTGCTTTTGAGCAAGTGGACAACCTACACATCCATGCCGGGTGAAATTATAGGGTGGGGCGTAGTATTTCATATATGGCAAATCATTCCCACGAATGTAATCCCATATTTGTGCTTCCGTCCAATGAAGTAACGGAAGCACATGACAAGCGCCTTTCATCTTTTCCCTTGCATCGCATTGCTCTGGCTCATACCCTGATCTTCTATAAGATTCTTCCCATCTCATTCCTTCCAGAATCCTTTTCCCAACACCGTAATTCTCTTTCAATATCTCGCAACACCATCTACGCTGTCGTGATGGTAATCCTTTTCTTGATACAAGTTGGAAAAAACTTTCTTTAGGATTGACTATTTTTACTTCCGGATAATTGTTCCGAATAAAAGGGATTGTTCCGGGCGGATCTATCGTTGTATTGGAATAAACAGCCTCAAATTTTACTCCTGATTTTTTAGTTAAATCAAGAAGGACTATACTGTCTTTTCCCCCTGAAAATCCAAGATTGTAAATCGAATCTTTTTCCAATTTTTGAATTAAATCTATGCTACGTTTTATATGTCTTTCCATATATTTCTTATATTTGCAATGTGCAAAGAGTTGCGCATCACACACCAATAATTTTTAAATCTATTTTTTACACACTCCGTTGAACACCGTGTCATCAATATCCATATCAAGCTGAGACGGGAATGTCTTAATGTAATTGAAGAACTTAAAAAGCTTTACATCATCGGTACCACACCTGTCGATTATAAGCTTTAAGGCCTGATACAGCATATCCGAATCCTTACCGAAAAACTCCTGAGTTTCTTCGCTGCAATTCCGGACATATCTTTTCAGGTTCCGGCAATGGGAAAGAAGGAGGTTGAACTCCCGTTTAGCTTCGTGTTTAAATTCGCAATTCTCACTTTTTAGCTTTTCATTAGCCTCGATAAAGCAACTTTCAATTATATCCACCAAGACGAAAGATAAGTTGCTTAGTATGTTTGCCTGGCTTTTACTTGTTTTCATTTTCTCCTGGATTCTCCTGTTAATTCAATTTCATTAAACATTTGCCTTAGCCGGTCACCAACCATTTTGCCGTAATATTCTTCACTTTTGAGCGTTTCAAGCTTGAAATTTGCAATTGCGAAAGTTGGTGCGCCCGAGTCATATCTATCTTGTAGCACTCTCGACATAGGCTGAATGACAGTTCCATAAACATTCACCTCCTTTTGCTCTCGTCCTAGTTCGTCAATGATAAGTGGACCGAATTTGTATTCAGTAATCTCTGTGTCGTTTTTTTCCTTTCTGAAAGAATCTACAATCTGAGAGCTTTTTACAAATCTCATTTCTTGTGAAGTTACATGGCCAAACTGCTTAATGTAGTAGTTGTATGTGCTGCACACGGCACGCATAAGCAATGTTTTACCTGATCCATACTTCCCGTTGAGCAATATTCCCTTCGATAAACTGCCACCAAATGACTTATCGCCTGAAAGGTATTTGTATAGCTCATGTATAGCATTTTCATTGTTTCGGTCTATGGAAAACAATATTTCTTCACCACGCCTTGCTAGAATGTTAGTTCCATGTGCCACTACAATCGTTTTAAACTGATCATAGTTCAAAGATAATTTCGGATATGATGTTTTCCTTTGTCCGACTATTTTACTCCATTCCTGGCGCATTTTTTCAATATGGGCGTCAATCAAAATCTGATTGCTTATAGTCTGGGGTTCGCTTTTGTTTCGTTGTGGTTCCATTCGATTCACTATCAAAGATTAATTCATCGTTCCATGATTTGCCATTTAGGAAAGTGTCCGGATTCTTCCTGTACTTTTTATTCGGCTGTGCAAGCTTGTATTGTGGGATATAACTCATAGCTAATTCCCGCTCTGCGTCGGAAAGTTTTAGCCATTTTTTGATGAGTAAATCCTTTTTGCCGACCTTTTTGTCGTACAGTTCCCAAAAATCTTCAAAAGAATAGTTCGGCTCTTTTTCTTTTTTCGCGGAACTTTTTTCTTTTTCTTCTTGGTGGATTTTAGGATAATTATCATAAAACTGATTTCCTAAATCGTCACACACTTCCCCGGATGGGGGACTATAGGGGGTATTATATTCCCTATCCATTTCCCCTTCCCTTTCCCGTGGCGGGCACTCGGTGTGTACCCGTTGGGTCCCCATTGGGTGTTCGTAATTGTCTATTTCTTTGGAGCTTATTTCCTCTGGTATGATGAAATTCGGGTATCTGGCATCAAATTTTTGATGGCTACGGAATGTGCGGATAATGTAATAACTTTCGCTCTTATACGTAATAGGTATTAACATCCGGGCATTCACTAAGGCATCAATCCATTTTTGTACCTCTGAAACTCGCAAATCTTCATCATACGGGAATATAGCCGATTTAAGGAGTGCCGGGTTTCCCCTTATCACTCCCATGTCATCAGCTTGATTCCACATTCCAATATAGAACAATCGGCACGCCCTTGGTAGTCTGGCTATCTTTTCATCTTCCCAAAATGATGGTTTGATTGTTCTTATTCTTGCCATATTTATTTTTTGTATTCAGAATCTTTTACAATCGGGCTTCCCCAATTATCTTCTAGTTCGCATATATTTTCATCCGGTACTGCATCCACTTTTACAATCCGGGTGAATACATATAGTTTCCCACAAAGTGGGCATGCGTATGTTTTATAACCTCCATAACATTCTGCATTTATTTCTGGTATGCTTGAATCAAATAAATTATTACATCTTATACACTTCATGTTTTTTTATTTTGATTTAACTTTAGTAGATTTTCTACTTCCCCGATGGCTTTGAAAATCTGATAAACGAGTTGAGGTACCATGGAATTACCATAAGCTTTTATGGATTCTGCTCTCACCCAAGATGCTGTCCGTTCACATTCTTCGACAATCTTCTTAGTCGCCAATGCAATTTCATATGACAACTCTGGCATAATGTTTCCAAATTGCTGGGCGAATTGTTCTTTATATTTCTGTCCAAATGGTGAACTTGCAAATGTTCCGTACTTCCGCAAATAGCACAATACCCTTCCCGATGTTTCCTCGCTAAATTGTGATAAGCCGTTCTGTTCTTGTTCATATCGTCTATTCTCCGATGTGCGCTGCAAGACTTCGAGCAATAAATTCGGTTCTGGAATCTCGAATAATCCTCCAATCTGTTCCCGAACCTTCTTCTTTTGAAAGGCTTCCCACACACGGGGCAAGTCTTCTCTTCTAATATATTCTTTGATGGCATCATAAACTTCTGTTTTTATATATCGCACCACATTATTGGAAATCCCATCATATCTGAAACGAACAGGGGATTGAGATGGGAAGTTTTCCCAGTCTGGGATATTTTTGAATATTTCGGACGCTTTCTGCTGTGAAAGTTGGCTTGTAAAAAATCCTGATAAGTTATCATCGAATTTGTTGGGGTTGGCAGTAACTTCAAATTCATAAATTCCGTTTTCCCCTTGTTGCATACCTTCAGGCCTTGCGTTTGAACAGTTGGCAATAGTTTCCCCTCCGTGTGCAATAAACCAGATTCTGTCCCTTCTATGCGGCGCTCCGACGGCACAAGCCGGTATAATAATCGGCTGGACGGAATAACCGATACTTTCGAGGTCGTTGCAGATTCTGTCAACAATAAATTGCTGACGCATTTCCGTCTCCAGGTAACTTTCTCCTTCGAGATCCGTGTAACTTTCCACTTTAATTTCATCACCGGGGAGTACCATGCTTGTGATTCCAGCAACGTTTTCACCAATAAACCAATTGGGTCGGATTTCGTCAACTCCCCTAAGCACTTCCGGCCAGAGGTAGCGGTCATCTTCCGCTCCTTTTCTTGATCCGGCACAAGAAAAAGGCTGACAGGGGAATCCTGCTGTAAGAATATCGATTTTTCCCCGCCATTCTGAGAAATCTGTTCCGAATATGTTTTCATAATGTTTTATATGAGGATAATAATATTTAAGTACTTGATGGCAGAATGGATCTATTTCACAAGAAAATGCATTCCGCCATCCCATCCACATAGCCGCTAATTCACATGCTCCTATGCCAGTACAAAAAGAAGCATGTACATATTCTTTTTGTATCATTATAGTTTATCTATTTCGTTTCGTTGGCACTCAATAAAGTACCGGTACTTGTTAACCGTTTCCATGAGTTTAATGTTTGACTTTTCCAATTCCTGATTTCGGGCTTTGAGTTTTTCGCATTCGTCAAATTTTGCATCATAGGACCTGGAAAGCATGTCGAACTGATGGATACTTACAACTTCATCGGATTCTTGCTTTTTGTCTTGGTATTGGAGTTGTTTTTCTACTTCTTCAGCAATACCGGAGTAGTCTCCTAATAAGGATGTGATAATTAGTGCTCTCATAGTTTTTATTCAATTTTTTACTGTTGTTCTGATTCTTTAAATTTACCATCTTGTAAGGTATAGTACACATCTTCTTTTATCTCAATTCCATCTACTTGTTTTGTTACAACTGAAAATGGGATATATCTTTGTTTTTCTTTTGAATACTTCCATTCTGCAAGAGTAATCCATGACCCTATTTTTGCTTTAGCTGATGAATTAATACCAGCGCACATTATGACACAATCATCACCAGAAGAACCGATCTTAGCGCCATAACCGGAGGAGCCGATCTGAGCGCCATCACCGGAAGAGCCGATGGAAGTTACCGGAACTTAGAATGAAGTAATAAGCTTCGTTCTTACAGTTCTTTTCAATCTCTAATTTTTGTCTTACTTGGATTAGTTGTTGTTGCAACTCTTTTACTTCGGAAAGTAATTTACCCTCGTTTCGTCGGGGTGGACGTGCTGTAATGGTACTATGATTCACATTACTTACAGATTCACTTCGCTTTGCCATACGTTGATGAATTATAAGTTAATAAAAACAAGAAAGTCGCCGACTTCCTGTTCTTTTGGCAAAGCGAACATAACACTTACAAAGAAGGCTATGCAACTCAGGACTTCGACGACTTATAATTTACTTATGGATACAAGTCACGATAGGGTATGAAAAATACCTTCATTTGTAATTTGTTTGCTCGCTTTGCCAGTTGAGCACTACAAATATACGGCTATTATCCATAATTGCAAAATTTTATATTTAAATTTTCATGAAGCACATCCAATGAGTTTTTGATTGTTTCCCTGACTTATGACCGAAGAGAGGTTTTGTGCCAAATATTTCTATAATACGACTTACTGGTATCTGAAATTCATTCCATTTAAAAATTAAAACACCATAAGGTCTTAAAATTCTCATGCATTCGTCAAATCCCTGTTTTAAGTCTGTTTCCCAAGTTGGAAATAACTTGCCGTATTTCTGTGCATTGTACGATTTTTCTCCTAATTTATTGAGATGAGGCGGATCGAAAACTACAAGCTGGAAAGTATTATTTGAAAATGGCATATTCCTAAAGTCGCCTAATATATCAGGATCTACCTTTATATGCCTGCCATCACATGCAACAAATTCATCTCTTCGTATATCCATATAGATTGCATGAGGATTGCTTTTATCAAACCACATCATCCTAGATCCACAGCAAACATCGAGTATAAATTTATCGTCATTAAGGGTATTATCCATAATTGCAAAATTTAATGTAAGATTTGTACCTGCCGGGGAATCGAACCCCGGAAAAACCATTCAGGATGTTATTTCTTCCTTCTTCCAGGTTTCTTTTCCTCACGGACTTTTTCTGTTTGAGCGACAAGAATACGTAACTTGTCTATAGGGACCTCCAATCTGTTCAGCTTGCAAAGTAATTCGATGCGCTCGCTGTCTTCTGGTGTAAATAAATTATTGCTCATTTCCCCTTTTTATCTTGTTTTTTTATCCAAAATAATCGTTACATAAATCTTCAAATTGTTTTCCAATATATTCTGCGTCATCAGGTGTACCGCAGCAAAGCCGAGAGCCGGCGCGCGAGCTCGTACACGCGCAGCTCGTACCGTCGCAACGAAAACCGGAGGAACGCCAGATAAAATACGGATAATATTTACATTGGTTTGAATTGGAGTAATCTGCATTCCAATTGTTGTTCATTTTATTCGCAGCTTTGAAAATTGTTTTCAATTTTATGAATGCGATTTCAGACTTCCCGATTCCACAGTCCATTAAATGTTGTTCGTCAATCGGCTTTTCTCCGATGATTTCACAAGCATCCTCATATGTCTTTACTGCTTCTTGAAAGTTTTTCAGAAATGTTGTCTTCCCGAAGTTCAATTCAAGGATTTCTTTTAAGTTTGCAGATGCTTCCAAGTAGAGTTTCTTTGCTTGCTCTTCCGTTATTTTTAATGTCTTTTCCATGTTTTTTCTTTTAAAGAATGAGTAAATATTCACGATATAGTTCTTTGAATTGTTCTGCTGCGTATTTGGCTAATTCTATATTCTTAAAACAAAGCCGAGAGCCGGTGCTCGTGCCCGTAGCCGTGCAGTGCGTATCGTAGTAACGAAAACCGGAGGAACGCTGGTCTCCTCCTTTTTCTACGTGAAACCAGTTGTAATACTTCCATTTATCCCAATTTGACCAATCGGGCTCCCAACCTTCATTCAATGCTCTGATGATAATTGTCAGTTTGTAGAATGCGATGATTGATTTCCTATCTTTCTCCGGAAGCATATATACAACCGGCAAGTCATTAGGATTTAGTCCGAGGTGCTTGCAAGCATCCTCGAAGGATTTGACTTTATCTGTGATTTTTTCCATGATATTATAGTTTTAGTGTTATTGTTGTGGTTTTAAATTGTCCGGTATGCGTTCTTTGTCGTCCGGTATGTAGGGGATCACTTCTACAAACTTCGTATCTTCGATTTTTACTATCTCATAGGGTATTACAAATGTTGACAGTGATTTTTCGAGGTTATCCAATGCCCGGTTGATGTTTGCTGCGGCAACTAGATAATGAATTGAGGATTCCTTCTCTTTACCGAAGTTATCGCTATCGGTTATTTTAACTGTTGCTTTGTAGAGTCGGTCATCGTTTTCGTCATTTGATTCAATGTATTCTGTTATTTTTGACCGTTTCAGGGATTGAATGAGGTAATCCCCCTGAACTATTTCGGATAACTGCCTGCAACTCCTTTCTTCTGTTTCCGAAAAGCTCATTGCATCTATGAGGTATAATTCAGTCACTTTCTTTGCTTTGCCATTCTCATTTACTTTTTCGTATTTTACTGTGGATTCAAAATAGGTTGCTGTCATAATTCAATTATATTATGTTTATTCAATAATTTATTCACACTTAGTTAATTTCCCATTAATTAGCTTATACCAAGTATTGGACTTGACTTTTTTACCGTCAACTTTAAAAGATTTAACACACTTTATTGGATATGTATTCCCATCCCATTCTCCCCGTTCAGTAAGTACGATCCAGCATCCAAGTGATCCTTTTGCCTTGCAGTCATATCCAGTAACGATAGCAATTGATTCAAATCCTTCAACGCTTGCTGCCGATCGGTTACCTGTGTTGGTTGCTGCCGATTCGTCACCTGTGTTGGTTGCTGCCGATTGGTAACCCGTGTTGGTTGCTGCCGATTGGTCACCTGTGTTGGTTGCTGCCGATTCGTCACCTGTGTTGGTTGCTGCCGATTGGTTACCTGTGTTGGTTGCTTTACTCTCTTCCCAATTTACTTTATCAAGAATAAATTTAATGCCTGCATCAATTAGTCCTTTTAATCCGATTTCAAATCCGATTTTTATTTTGGAAACAGAAACTTTACTGTCATCATTGTCTTTATCATATTTTCCGCTGCCATGGACTTCACAATACCGACTATCATTAGGAGGATAATAACTAAATACGTCAAAAGGATTTTCACAGAAATGAAATCCATTATTACAACATTTTATTTCTCCTCCTTGCTCATATTCTTTATCTACTTCATACAGAAATCCTCTACACTTTAATTCTTTATCAAATCCTTTGTATCCTTTTATTACTACATTTTCTTCTTCCATTTTATTTTAGTTTTTCAATTAATGTGATTCACCTTGATTTAATACCTTGTAAAGTCCTTCAAATCCTACAACTTCTTTCCATATTTCATCCACCATAATTAATCAATATTAGTTTCATGGATTAAAATTTTAAAGGTATCTAATTCGATACCTTTATTTAAGATTAAAACGGGAGATCGTCGTCTGCCTGTGAGGGGAAATTATTTGTCCCGGATTGTCTTTCTGTTTGCTGGTTCTGCTTTTCTCCGGAAGAACAGAACACGAGTTTGTCAGCCCATATAGTCGTGTCCGGGATGGCTTCACCTGTGTTTTTACTGACATAAGCAGAAAAGTAGGGATTGCCACGTACCCAAACCTTTTTCCCTTTTGTAAGGTATGCGGTCAACTTACCTTCGCTGTCGTATTTCATTACCCGGAGCCATGTTGTCTTGTCTTTCCCGTCTGATATTTTTTCTGTTACACAGATTGAAAATGAGGCGTATGCCTTGCCGCCTATTGTTTTCTGATCGGCATCCTTGCCGATGTTACCTATAGCTTGTAGTTCTATCATTTTAATATAGTTCTATAAAAATTTCATTTAAAAACCGATAGTATTAGCTTATCAATAGTTCACTTGATATTTATGTTCTTTATTAATAAGTCAAACTCTGATTCCCGTTCGATGGCTTCGTTGGTTCCGCCAGTTATAATGTTAGATACTTCGCGCTTGTCTTGGATTAGTTTGTATATATCTTCGTCGATAGTGTTTTTACCGAGAAAATAGATACAGTTTACGGTAGACTTGGCTCCAATCCGGTGACAGCGGTCTTCTGCTTGATCTGTATCGGCCGCTGTCCATGGCAACTCAACAAATGCGACATTAGAGGATGCTGTGAGTGTCAATCCTACGCCGGCGGCTTTGATGGAACAAATGATTAACGTAGTTTCAGAATCATTTTGAAAAGCATCAATGTTTCGTTGCCTTGTTGTCATGTCATCATCTCCGGTTATCGTCACAGCTTCCGGGAATGCTTGTAACAGATATCCAGCTACTTCTTTCTGATGAATGAATACAACTAATTTTTCGCCGGATTCTAAAACATCCGTTATGTAGTCTTTCACTGCGTTCAGCTTCCCGCGTGCGGAAATATTTTTAAGAACTCCGATTCTTACCATTACTTCACCACGCATGGAACGGGCAACTTGTGCATCCGTTGCCGACTTATATTTTTTCAGATAGTCGGCAAGATCTGAAAGTGCCGAATTGTATTCGTTTTGGTTGTCTATTTCGCAAAGTACTGTGGTACGTATCTTGTCTGGCAAATCTTTCAATACTTCTTTTTTGTTCCGGCTGTAAAAACAGGTCGTATTGAGTTTGTAGTTCAATTCTTCCATGTTGTCATTGAATCCGTATTCAGCTACAAACTTTGTGTATCCTCCGAATTTGTCCACCTGGTTAATGATTGCAAGCATGGAGGCAAGGTCTTTTGCCTTGTTCACTACTGGGGTTCCGGAAATAGCGAATATTACTTCCTTTCCGGACGTTAATCCCTTGGTAAACTTGCTTTGTTGGGATGAAGGGTCTTTTATCCGGTGGGCCTCGTCAATTATGACAGATTTAAACAGGTTGATGTTTGGAGTAAAAATCACATCTTTCAGTTTGAAAGCCTGTCCGGGTTTTGCAACAATGTCCTGTACAAAGTATTTTTTAAGGCTTTCGTAGTTGCAGATGAATATGTCGTTTTTTATGCTTTCTCCAAAAAGCGATTTCCCGGCGGCGAAGAGATGCCATGTATTTATGTTTGAGTTGTTCAATATACAAGCCTTTTTGTCAGTCCACATGTGCCACTCTCTTTGCCAGTTTATTTTCAAAGAAGATGGGCAAATAACCAAACAGGGGAAAGCATTCAAGGCAAGCACGGAGGCAATTGCCTGACAGGTTTTCCCAAGCCCCATCTTATCACCGATGATTGTACGTTTGTGGATGATGTTGTAGGCGACACCCTGTTTCTGATAGGGGTATAATTCCATTTTCAAGGGAATATCCTGTTTCAGTTCCGGAAGTTCCGGTATTTTCCAATCCGCTTTTGCATGCTTCTTGGTAAATACGAAGCCGTACTTTTGTCCGAACATATAGACTTGCGGAGCATATATCTTTGGGAAGAAAAATGATTTGCGTTTTGGATCATATTCGGCACCCGGGCACACTCCCATCAGTTTTTTTATCGCCCACGTGAGATTGCGGTTGTATTCAAACGTAATCTCGAAGCTGTCGTTAGATTCCTTTATCCTCATGGAGTTGCTTTACTTTTTGTGTGTATAGGTCGATTAAAACTTTATAATCAAAGTCGGACAGGTGGGAGTGTTGGTGTTTGAGGATTTCAAGCTCCTCGATAACTGCTTGTCCGTATTTCTTGATTAATCCGCGCATGTATCCGATGTTGTTCCCCTCGTCGAAGCGGTTGCAGCTCCGGCATTGGCTATTGCAGTTCTTTTCGTTGAATCGGGTGGCCATGTGGCTCCGGTTGATGAAATGACCACAATCCGATTCTTTCCAAGGGACTATCTTTCCGCATGAAATACAAACTGTATATCCCTGCGGGTTTGCATCCCGAAGTCGGATATATTCGGAAAATATGCGGTCTAATTTGGCTTTTAAGTCGGGTCTTTTCTTTACAACTACCTTGTTGTCGAATAGGGGTTGTTTCTTGGGTTTGCGTTTTATGTATGCCATAATGTTGATTTTTGTGGCCTACATCAGGATTCGAACCTGAATTTACCGAACTGTAATCCTAATAGTGTTCATCTCTATTAGAGCGTCTGCCAATTCCGCCATGTAGCCAGCTTTATTTACTCTAAATACGGAAATACATCTATGAATTTTGTATCTGAAATATTGGCTATTTCATACGGGACAACGAAAGTAGAAAGGTTCTTTTTCAGATTTTCCAATGCTCTGTCGGTATCAGCCGCCGCTACTAAATAATATTGTGCCGTAGATTTTCCCTTTCCGCTCACTTCATCGGCATCAATGATATTTACCTTCGCTTTATACCAACGGTCATCATTTTCATCTTCCGAAGGAACCAGTTCCGTAATATTCGATTTTTTCAGGCTACTGATATAATAATCACCTTTAATAACGGATTCCATTTCATGCGTGATTCTGCTTTCCGCTTCCGTATACGACATGGCATCCAGAAGATAGGCCTCATTTACTTTCTTTTCACGACCATCTTCATTTATCTTGATATACTTCACTTTCGCTTCAAACCAATTTGCTGTCATAGTTTTAAGATTTTAATTGTGATAATAATTCATTTAGTCCTCTTCCGTCTTTGATAGTTGAACCAGTTGCCCAACCGGAATAAGGGAAGAATTTTATAGTATGTCCTTTATACTGGAAGTTGATTTCATGGTCAGAAACCTTATTGACTTCAATTCCAAGTTTTTGAATTTGTTGTATGGCGTATTCTATTCGTTTAGGTTCTAACCTGTTTTGTCGTTCGGTATCTAACCTTGTCATTTCCCAAATTTTTAATTGCTTTATCTATTTTCCTTATCTTCTCTCTCGATTGGATGGAATCGGGAGGTAAACGGGATTTTAAGTCTGATAGCCATCGGATAATATCTTCGGCGGTTTTATTGGAGATTGTTTTCATTTTTGGCTAATTCCGTTTGAGTTTCTCATTTCTTCTTTTGCCATGCTTACTACCGTCCGGAGCCAATCTAACTGATGGGTGGCAGCACGGTTTAGGCGTTCGATTGTGTTTACCAATAGATTTTCACGCTGACAGGATGCTTCTACAAGTTGCTTTAGAACCGATGCAGGGCAACCAGCTTGTTTTCCGAGGTTGTAAACGATGCTTTCTGATAGTGCCTTGTCCTGATAAAACCTTGCATCCGCAAGCATCTTCCCGGTGCGGGCGATATATACCGAAAGCTCGTTCCCTCTCTCTATGGCTAAATTAGCATCCTCTGGCGGTAAGGTGGATAGATAAGCTTCTATATCGTCCACCTCTTTTTCTAAATCTTCTATGGGTGTGATTGTCATGCTGTATTTTTTAAGTCTCCGAACATAGTCCAGTATTTAAATGCGAGTTCCATACACTTGTGCTGGCCGGATTCCCATAATTCATCTCCTCTTTTTATGAATACCTTGAAGACGCGGAAGTTTTCTTTGGAAATTCCGATTAAGACGTCTTTCTCGGAGCCTGCTATATTCATGTAGAAGAATCTTTGCCTGTCGTAGTCGAATTGCCTTACAGCGGATTCAAATTGTTCCTGTGTCGTCGCGGAGGTGCTTTTTATATCGCCTCCCCATCCCATTGACGGCATCCACAAGTCCCATTTGCATCGGACGGGCAGTGTAAAAGGGATGTCGTAGTCGAATTTCTGACAGGGATTAATCATGACTTTCTGTGTGTCTGATAGTGGAAGTATCCGGCTGGCAAACTCATCGCGCATGAATGCCTTTTTCATTTCTTCTGCTTTTTTGAAATCACCTTCTGTCATTTGTTCGCCGGCACAAGTCAGTTTGAAATAGTCGACTTTTTTCGGTTCTGTAATCATGTGATCGATTAGGTTCCCAAATTTTGCATGAACGGGGTCGATTCCCATTCCTCCGTAGAGCTGTCTTTTTAATTCAGATAGGTCGGAGTTGGATATTTCCGACCTGTCATAGTATGGGTCTTTCATTTTGCCGTAACAACTTCTTTGTAAGTAATAAAGTTTGACGTGATGATTTCTCCATCCTTGTTTGCGATATCCTCGCAGAATTTCTTCATCTGTGCGATGGATTTCTTTTCAATCTTTTCGTTCGGGAGATTCTTTCCTTCACGCTCGAACCAGAACATGAATATCTGTCCGTATCCGGCAGGATTGCTTACTTCGATGGAAAGCGTTTTCTTTACATTCGCCGCAGGGGCAGAATAATTTTGGTCGAATAGGGTATTGAGGGATGCTTCAGTTTTCTCTGCCTCGATGGATGTCTGTTGTTTCTGTGTGAAGTTCAACAGTTCTTGTCTTTTTTCTTCCGCTTCCCGTTTTGCCCTTTCTTCCGCTTCTTTCGCAAGCCGTTCTTTTTCCGCGGCATTTGCTTGCGCGATCTCTAACAATTCTTGTTTCTTTGAATCAACGCGATCAAGGTAGTACCGGATTTTTTCGGTGATTTTTTCATTGTATTCCAGTTCATTTTTGGCAGATTTGGAAGAAGCTATTTCTTCATAGATTGCGATCTCTTCTTCTTTTGTAATGTAATTCCTGTATGGATATGAGAAAGTGGCCGGTTTGTATTCGGATGAGAAGTTTTTCAATTCATCTTTTTTTAGCTCGCAGTTTTGCAGCGTGATGGAGTTGAATATTTCTTCAAGCGAATCGTATGCAAGGCTTAATGTGTTTACCAGGTCGTTGGTAAAGGCTTGTTTGAAATAAGCACGCATTTCGATGCGCTCCTGTTCTGTGGCAGCCTTGATACGCCGAGACTCTTCCTCTTTTGCGGCGATTTCCGCGATATGCCGGGCAAATGCGTTTCTGAAATTTTGTATTGCCTGTATTTCTTCCCCTGTTTTCAGTTCGTTTTCCAGTTCGGTGAAATGTTTCCGGATTTGGTCGAATGCCTGTGTGATTGGTTTCCGGCGGTCGGTCATGGCCGAAATGGTCTTGCTTATCTTTCCGAGGAATGTTTTACACTCTTCGTCTAGGAACCGGACTTCCGGAGTGTCTGAGATAGGGGTGTTTTCTATTTTAGCGAGCAGGATTTTTGCGACTTCTTTTGCTTTTTCATTACTTGCAATGTTTTGCGCGATGATGTCTTTTGCCTGTAATAATGCTTCCTGTGTTGTTGAGAGTGCTGTTGTTTCCATGATTAAAAGGGTTCTTCTGGGTTTTCTACTATGTTTACACCGCCCTGTTGCTTGGCGATTTCCTGTACATCTGTCTCTTCGGCTTCTTCTTCGGTTTCTTTTTGCGGGACTTGGTTGTATACTGGCTCATCCAACCCATAGTCGGAGGCCTGGACTTGTTCGTCTTGCTGTAAAGCGGAGAATTGTCCTAACCTTAATTTCGGAAATGTCTTGAAAGCGTGCTTGATTACTTTCGCTTCAAGGAATCCGGTGTCGATTTGACCTTCATTTGAATGGTAGAGGGCATTGGCGTCTCCATATACATTCCCGTCTTTGTCTTTCCGTTGATTTTTCTTTAAGGAATATCCTTTCAGACGGTCGATGTCTTCTGGAAGCATCCAAAAGAAGTCAAAGGAACGATCGGGGCGGGTCAGCTTGATAAAAGCTCCGATGATTGTTTTGCTTTGCCGTGGAATGGCTGCCGAATAGACTACCACTTTCTGTCCGGTTTCGGTTACCTTGGGCTTAAATTCATCCCCCTCGAATACGATTACAGGACGGTCGGCATATAATAGCTGTCCAGCTTGGATTCTTAAATCGAGCTCTCCATATGGAGAAATTTCAATGGACATCCGTTGTTCCCATGTTTGTTTTTCTTTTGTTCCTACATTCACGGAACCGGGGATGATGTAAATAAGGGGCCGGGATGCGTTTTCAAGGGTAAGTCCCATGCTTGCGATGTCAAGGAGTACTCCATATGTGGAGAAACCTGTACATTTTGCTAGGTTTGGGGAGGCTTGTATGATTCTCTGTAGGTTGTATTTTTCTTTTTCAAAGAATAATTCGCCCTGCTCAGAGTTGTGGATGTTATTGTAGAGTGTAACGAATCGCTCTCTTACTCTCGTATCCTCTAAAATCTGAAACGGAGACATGGATTTAAGCTCCGTGATCGTCAGCTTTTTTGTTTCTGAATTATTTTCCATACTTTTGTTTTGTTGTTTGAAATGTGACGGGTAAGAGGAATCGAACCTCTTTCTAAGTACTCCAGTACAACCCGTTGCTGGCTTAATGCGCCTTTGACACGCGACTTCCGCCACTACCGGAGTATTGCCCGGTAGTTCACCAGCCCGCAGCGACAAACTGCGTGTTTGTTATTGTCTGTCAACATGTCAAAGAGCTTAGAGTTTTTTGTAAGGCCGTTAGTTTGGCGACTGGGACGGCCTTACTTTATTTCTTTATCCAGATCCAGCTGGAGACGGTGTACCCTTTCCCAGTTTTTAGAATCAACCGGGTTACTTCTGTCGAAGTAAGGGAACAGTGCTGAACAATACTGATGGATGTAGCACAGCAGGCGATACTTTTCATTTCGTTCGTGTCTGCATTCCTCTTGTAGCTTGGATACTTTCTTCTGGATAGAGATGATTTCTTTTTCTAATTTACTTTGGGATTTGGTCTGTGAAGTGGGTACACTTTGTACCTTTACTTCAAATTTTTCAGTGGTGTTTGGCATTTGACAACTAAAAATTTGATTAATAATTTTTTGGACAAAAGAAGAAGCGGAGCCTCTCCAAATGTCGCCAAACACCCATAACCTCAAAGAATTATGTGTCAGAGAAACTCCGCTATATTGCGAATTTTTCGATATGTATAAACACAACATACCGAGGTTATAAATGTTTGGCACTGCAAACATGGCAAATTCCTCTGAATTAACCAAGATTTTCGACCAAATATTTTCTAAATTCCGCAACATTTTTCTTCAATTTATTATTAATCAATTACTTTTTGAGCCTACTATCCGGTTCGAACGGATGACCTTCGGAGTACAAAACCGATGCTCTACCAACTGAGCTAAGTAGGCAGGTTGCCCGTCTTTCCGGGCTGCCAGTTATTTTTTCTTTTTGTCTTCCTCTTTTAATTCAACCTCTGATTCCAAATCGTCTTTGATTGCCTTCACGGCTTCAATTGTTTCTTTTGCCCGGCGGATGATGTCTTTTTGCTCCAACATCTGATTGATTGTTGTCGTGTAGTTGACTTCCTTTTCTCCCAATTTTTTACAAAGTTCCTCGTATCGGATTTCGGCTTCCGTCATTTGTCTTTCTGCGTCATCGCTCGCGGATTCTAAAGAACGTTTAACATCTCTTTCCCTCAGATCGAATAATCTGTCGATAAAATTAGCTCCGGATAAAATTGCTTTCAGTTTTTTCATGATTCCACTTTTAAGGTTAAAAATTTATGTTCGCCTATTAGGTCTATAGAATGTGTTTTTTTATTCGATTCTGTCATGGAGAATGTCCCAGAAAAATAAGCTTGTGGAAATCCTCTTAGTTCCCCATACATTCCTACATTATTATCTTCAAGCATATCATCGTACCAATTCCAAAATCCTCCATCTATATCTATTCTATAATAATCAAAACCTTGGGATACAATAACAGCCGCTCTCCCACAATATATGTCCATGAATCCATGTGGATTTCGATATTTAGAATGTACAAACTCTTCTTTTGGTTTAATTATTACTTTGTCTCCTACTTTGTATTTCATTTTTGTTAAAATTTAAATTCTGAGGTCGGTACGGGGCTCGAACCCGTATACCCAATTTTGCGGACTGGTCCCTGACCATTCGGAGCAACCGACCTTTTTACCGGAGCAGCCTAAGATATGGCTACAGTTACAGCGGACTGCCCCGGACTGATTAATTGTTGTTGATAATGGCACTCTGTACTTTTACCAGCTCTTTGTACCTTAACAGCTCCTGTTTAAGGGTTTCGCATTCCTGAAAATATTTTATCCAGGACGCATTGGCTGCACTAAGCTGCTTTTTAAGATCTTCAATTTCTTTATCCTTTTTGTCACTTACATTTACATTTGCATTGTCGTTCATAACTTTTCCCTTTTAAAATTTTGCCTTTCGTGCTATCTCCCGACAGGACTAGGGCTACAATGTACTTTATATGTCACTTAAAAAAGGTCCGGTGTGAAATGGAGATGTTGTGGTGTAAAGAAAAGAATGTCACCGGACCAAAGAACTCACGGCTTTACAGTGTCGCATCTGCCCCTTACTTTCACCCGGGGACGGTGTTAGGTTTACTTTGTTTAAGCCGGACCAAACCTTGCTAAATTCCTCCGCCATTACGTATCTTTAGTGTCCCAACTTCTATAACTTCGGTATGGTTTTACCTGTTTCTTCTCCGGCCACATCGCCCAACCCAAAATACCGGACATCATAGCCAAAGGGAGGTTGTGGTACTGCCCTCCGTAAATACTGCATCCTAATATTCCAAGGGCAAGAAGAAAGGCTAATATTGAAAAAGTTCTCATAGTTTATCAATTATTTTATATGCTTCAATGACTTCCCGGGTTTTTACCCGCCATTTCTGATTCCCATTTCCCTTATCAGGATTAATCAACTTCATTTTGATTGCTTGCTCCAGTTTTTTCCGACTGCCCAAATGCCTAATTGCTTCATTCCGGCTCATATATTCCCCGTAAGTTTCGGCAACGGCTTCCTTGACAACGCTCTTGGTGAAATCAATAAATTCAGCCATCGACATTTCGATACGATCGGTATTTCGGAGGATCAGGTTCATAGTTATTTCAAATGGCTTAATTGGTTACTTAATTTTGTTTTCAATTCTTTGATCTCCGGTATAAATTTTTCTAGTTCTTCCGGATGATCACGGTCAATTTTCCGGGCAAGATCTGTTATTTCTAAGAGAAGGTCCCAAATGTCTAATTTTTCGATCTTAGATTCTCTTATAAAATTGTAAAACATGTTTGGAACATCCCATTGTCCCACTGATTCTCCACATTTTGCTGCCTGATATACGCACCAAATTCTAAGCTCTTTGTCAGAAAATTTTGCAATTTCCTTTATATCACATAATAATCTTTCTTTGTTCGATTCAGAGCTAATTAACATATTATTATCCATTGGACTTTATTTTAAGCGTATAACATTAATTCCATCTATAACACCCGCACTCGTTGCTTTATAAGAATATCCATCCCGATTAAGAAACCTTACTATTTTTCTTACGTGCATCTCTGTATATTCCCGGAATGGGACAAAAAGACACGTTCCAGCCTGCATATCTAAAATCTGGCTTTTTAAAGTTTTGGGTTTATTAATTGCTATTTCATCCATTTTTAT